CCTCTCATAGACTAACCCACCGAGTACCCCCGTGGCCCCTCTTCAAGGCCCTAAGGCCCATGGGGAACCCCTAAAGGGGATCATTCCGGTTCTCTTTGAGGGACAGGCCAAAGGCCCTACAGGGTTCCCTTAAGGGGATCATGGTGGGATCATTGTGGTTACCTCATGGTTGGTTGGTGTGGGGATCATTATGGGGGCCTTAAGGGGACATGTCAAGACCTTTACGTCTCCTTGCCCTAATCTGTAAAGGGACCCCTAAAGGGACTCTTCAAGGGACCTTCAAGGGACCTTCAAGGCCGACACCTTAAGGATGACCACGGGATGACCCTAAAGGCACCATAAGGGGCGCTAAAGGGGTTGTTAAAGCGATCCCTGTGTGATACATACATGCATACGCGTTCATTAAGGGGATTAAATACCCTCACCTATAGCGTGAAGTCTTTCAAATTAATTGATAATTAGGCTTGACTCCCTCAAAGATCCCTGTAAGATGGGCACCACAACGAAGCGAGACACACAGCGGCGTTGGACTGGGGCGAGAGGCCAGTATAATAAACTCAAGTGAAAGGGTGGATATGCGGATTGGCCCAGACGCACCGACTAACAGGTTTCCTACGGGTCACCTTGAAGTCACCTTGAAGATTAGTAGTTACGGTCTGTGCGATCCTACGGGTGCCAAACGGGCTTAACGTAACGAAAACGGATAGGGTGAAACAAGTGCTTGACAAGGGATCACAACGCTGTATAGTGACTCCCACAGCGGCTTGAAGGGTAACGCTTAAATAACCTTCTGCTACGCTCATCAGGTGGTGACGGTCTTGATATAAGGCACTGATGAAACGCTCCAAACGATGTTGAAACAAACGCTTGACAAGATGTAGAAACGCTGTAAAATGATCGCCAACAACGCGGCAAACTGAGTCACCTGAACGGATGTCACGGGTAGGGTGGTAAAGGTAGAGGTCAAAGTCTACGCCGCACGGCACGCTCTTTAACAATTTGGAATTTGGTCGGACAGGCACCGTAGCAGGTGAAAGATTCCGGCATCGCTACGAAGGCAAGCACTGAGCCTTCTCATAGCACCTTTGAGGACCCGAACGGATGTCACGGGTACGGTCAGCAAGGGTCTTATGGGAACCCCTTAGAAACCAAAAGGTAGCACGTTATGAACACTGTAAATAGCATTGGCATTGACTGTGATACACACCTTCAGGCTCGCATGATTAACGCACTTAAGCGCCTAAAGAGCACGGTAAGCGTGCAAGATGGCGGTAAGTATCATCAAAGCCCAGCACAATGCGTTATACGCCTTGAGACCACTATGACTGAAGAGCAAGTGGACGAATGGGCGTGTCGTGTAAAGGCCGGGTCAGGTTACATCGGCACATTCAAGCTGTTATAAGAGCGATTCACTGAAGGTCATCGTGTGGTGGCCTTTGGGAACAACTCTTAAAACCCTCACATAAGCAAGGTATAATCATGAATATTAATGTAATCGCCTCGGCATTCCGTCAAGACGCTACAGCAGCACAGAACGCCATCAACACTGTGGCAGCCTTTCAGGTCCTTCAGTCGCGTTCCTCGGCAGCGGTCACCATGGTCACTGGATCGTGGAAGGAAGAGGGTCAGCAAGCGGCAGCGGTAGAAGCCAGCATGATCGGGACAGTACCGTCTGGTTACCTCATGGGCATCATGCAGTATTTCCTGATCTACGCTAAGCAAGACGCTGTGCTGACGGTCAATCCTGAGACCAACGAAGCATTCTTGAACAGCCTCAACGCTGAGTCGGGCTTGCTTGAACAGCAGCACATTGGCACTTGGCAGCAAACGACCGAGGCTGAAGCCTTGAGTCACGAGTGCTACACTAAGATCGGCCAGACCTACTGGGTGGTCGCATGATCCATAAGGGGCTCTTCAAGCTCTGCCGTGACTGTGAACAACGCGGCGCAGAACGTATCTGGCTGGTCAATATCATGGCCTGCCGGTGCATCTTTCTACCATTCGATCACCAGTAAGGAGTCACTATGACCAACGCTAAGCGCACCACTCAGACCCTCAAGCACAAAGGCCGCAAGTACGTGGTCATTCATCGGTCGGTCACCCTGCTGCTGATCAAGCGGGCCGGTAAGCCTCACCACTTCACCCTTGAAGGTGGCAAGGATGGCACCCTGAAGCGTCATAAGGGTTTCTGGGAAGCCTTGCAGTACTACAGCGACCGTCAAGACGCCTTGGGCATCGAAGGTCACGCCGTTGTGGTCCCTGCTGAAGTCGCTGAGGTGGCCGATCATGCCGAAGCCTAACAAGTACGCCGGTGACGGCAGCAAGAAGCCTGAAGGGACCGTTGAGGGCGCCTATGTGATGCACAAGGGTCGCATGGTTCCCAACTTCAAGGCCACCAACGCGGCGATCCTCAAGGGGATCAACGCCTACAAGTCATTCAAGGAGAATGCAATGCTCAAGCTCGTAACTCGAATCGTCTGCTACGTCCTACTGGCTGCCTTCGTGGTTGCCCTTCTGGCGACCTTGCAAGGCTGTCAGGTTAACGTGGTCAACGTGATCCACAGTGACATCGGGCTCACCGCCCAAAGCATCACAGCAGCAACCGAGTAGCGTTAATCGGTGGCCTTCTCTTGAGGGTCACCCGTTAAAACCACTCACTGTTAGGCAAACGTAATGAATACTAAACATGCTATCGACTTCAACCGCCCTTTCGCTGCTGAGTATGCTCGCCAACGTGAGTTTCCAGAATTCTGGGCGCGCCTCACGACAGCCTCCCGACACGCAATGGTCCTGTATTTCTCGGATTCATCACGTCCGTTGGGTGCATGTGAGCGGGATGCAGGCGTAACGAACACAACGCTACGTCAAGCGCTCCAGACACGGGGCCTTCTGGCTGCTCCAGTCAAAAGCGTAAGGTCAGCCTCGCATGCACCTACAGGGTCGCTGCAAGGTGCTGTAGGTGCATTACAGGCACAGTTGGACGCTATTGAAGACAAGCAACGAACCTTGCAAGAAGAGCACCGCAAGGTCACCCAAGCATTGAACGCCGTTAAGGCTCTTTTCTAAGGATCACCATGAAAACTTCCCTGAACTACACCAGCTTCGTCAACGGCCACACTGCGGTCAAGATCCTTGCAGCAATGCAGGAAGTTAAAGCCACTGGTGAGGTGGTACGGGTCAAGAATCGCCGGGGTCAGGACTTCCTGCTGGTGACCATCGCTAAGGATTCCTTGGGTTATTTCTTCAAGCTCCTTGACACCGAGAACAACTGTGTGAATCACATGGTGCAACGTGCATCGAATCAGTGGTCGTACAGCGTACAGCAAGCGGTCTGGTCGCTCTTCTCGTGGGCCAATGACCTGACAGAACACCCACTGATCACTAAGGCGCGTCAAGATGCCTTTGTGGAGCGCGCCAAGGATCAAGGGGCAACCCACGCCATTCGCCTGCTGGGTGGCGCTGTGATGTACGGCGGCTATCAGCGTGACTGGCTGGGCCGCAAGCGCCTGTATGTGCTGGCAGATGCACGGGGCCGGATGTATGGCCTTGCCAAGAAGCTCACCAAAGAGGCTTGCGCCATGGTCTCCCACGTCGAGGAACTGGCATGAGTGAGCAACTGATCCTAAAGGACCCTCAGGTAGGCGTTGCAACGGCCATACACTACGCCGAAGGCATCTGGCAGGCCCGCTTCCTGCTGGACGAAATGATCGACCACATGGACACCTACGGGCCGCTCCTGATTGGTCGTGACTTCAGCCCTGAGAGCGAATGGGGCCGGTTCTTTGACCAGCACGTCCACCAGTACGCCGATGGTGTTTGGGCGGTGCGTTACTTGCATCCTGACTACTGCGACAAGCTGGTCAGCGAGCTGGTAGGCGCTCAGTATAGCTTCAATGACCTTGAGCCGGTCGATGCTCAGATCCCTGAGGTGGTCCTTGAGCAGATCTGCCCGTCCCTGTGGTTCGCACTGCGCGGCCTCTTCGACGGGTACATCAAGAAGCTCTCTCAGGTCCTCATGGGCCTTGAGCTTGGCGAGTGCGTGAGCATTCAGGCAGCACAGTACACGCCGGACAACACTCCGCATGGCTGCTGGCACACTGACCGCGACTCTGAGGTGACCCTTGTAGTGGCCCTTAGCGACTCGCACTCAGGTGGTGGCACTCAGGTGTACCGTGGGCCTCTTCAGGAGCCTACAGTGGTCCCACAGCTCGCCAAGGGGTGGGCTATGCTCTTTGCAGGGCGCACCAACGAACACATGGGCCTGCCGGTCACTGCTGGCACCCGCAACCTACTCGTACACTGGTACAAACTGGAGAATTGAAGCATGAACATCGCCGTGAATCTGGTACACACTATCGACGCTTCCTTCGCCAACCTCGAACGCCGTGCAATGGGTCACATGATGGCCCACGGCAACGGTCGGACCCTCCGCAAGCGTGGCCTGTACGACGCTCAGATCACAGCGGCCAAGGACAACGCCCTCAAGGCGACCTACAAGGCCCATGACGAGGGCAAGAAGGCGATCATGGTGATGTCCTACGGGGCACGGGCTCAGACCACTGTACAGGTCGCCCTGAAGGCCCGCTTGGATCAACCGAACGGGATGCACGGTGCCATGTTCTTCACCGAACGGGGTGACTTCACGCATCTATCGGGCCGGGGAGTTTAAAAACCCTCACCGATACAGGAGACACTTAAGGGGCTCTTCATATTAAGATCCCTTTAAGGTACTCTTAGAGTAATTATCTTTAAGTAATCTCTATATGAGGATTGACAAGTTGGCTATCATCGCACCAGAAAAGCAGGACTTCTCGGACGTTAAGACTACGTGGGCATTTGACACGCTGTCGAAGTTGTACGGTGAGGAACTGGCAGCCGCCCAACTGGCCCTTGAACATGAGTCGCATGAGATTGGTGAGGCGAAGTTCCACAAGGCCCTTGAGCGTCAGATTGAACGCGCTGAGTTCGCTGAGACCTCAGTTGCAAAACCACTGGTCGCAATGCTGGTCCCTTCATTCGTCACTGAGTTCCACGCTTGGGTCGAACACCAAATGACCAAGGTCCGTCGCAAGTCGGTGGCCTTGAAGTTCCTTCAGATGGTCAAAGCTGAGCGTGTAGCGGCCATCACAATCAAGACGGTGATCACTGAGATCGCACGTCAACGTCAGGACTTGGCGAGCATCACCACTCGTATCGGCAAGACCATCGAAGAAGAGGCACGCTTCGGTCGTATCCGTGACGAAGAGGCCAAGCACTTTCAGAAGCACGTCAAGGAAGCCCTAAACAAGCGCAACGGTCACACCTACAAGAAAGCCTTCATGGAAGCTGTTGAGTCCAAGATGCTTGAAGCTGGTGAGTTGAACGGCGCATGGGCTGACTGGGGCGCAAGTGACGCTGACATTCAGCACCACATCGGGGCTCGCTGCCTTGAGATCCTGATCAAGACCTCGGGTCTGGTCGAGCTGGTCCGGCCTAACGCTGGTCACAAGCAAGACGATGGTCAGGTCGTAGCACTCACCGCGCCATGGCTGGAGCAGTTGAACAAGCGGGCATTCAGCCTTGCAGGGATCAACACCTTCAACCAGCCCATGGTCGTACCTCCGCGTCCTTGGACTCGCCCGGTCGGTGGTGGCTACTGGGGCAAGGGTCGTCGCCCAACTCGCTTTGTACGGACCCACACTAAGGCAGCCCTTGAGCGCTACCGTGACGTGAACATGTCCGAGGTATACAAGGCGGTCAACCTTGCGCAGAACACCGCGTGGTCGATCAACTCTAAGGTCCTTGAAGTGGCCGAAGCGTTGACCGTATGGGAGAACGTACCGGTCAAGAAGTGGCCCTCTGCGGCCATCGCTGAGCTGCCGACCAAGCCTGACGACATCGAGACCTCTGAGGACTCCTTGAAGGCTTGGAAGAAAGCAGCCTCGGCTGTGTATCGTTCTGAGTCGGCACGTATCTCACGCCGGTTGTCCCTTGAGCTGAACATCACGATGGCTCGCAAGTTCGCAGACTTTGAGGCGATCTACTTCCCTCATAACCTCGACTGGCGTGGCCGTGTGTACGCTCTGTGTTCCTTCTCGCCGCAAGGCAACGATGTGACCAAAGGTCTCCTTCAGGCAGCCCATGCGGAACCTGTAGGCGAAGACGGTATTCAATGGCTCATGATCCACGGGGCCAACACTGCTGGGGTCGATAAGGTCCCTTTCGATCAACGCAAGCAATGGGTTCGTGACAATGAATCGACTATCCTCCGATGCGCTGAAGACCCGCTCACTCACACCGAGTGGATGGGGATGGACTCGCCCTTCTGTTTCTTGGCGTTCTGCTTCGAGTGGGCCGGTGTCGTTCGCGATGGAGCTGCACACCGATCCGCTCTACCAATCGCTTTTGACGGAAGCTGTTCGGGTATCCAGCATTTTTCTGCCATGCTCCGTGATGAAACAGGGGGACGTGCTGTCAATCTGCTCCCTTCACGAGACGTGCAAGACATCTACCGGCTCGTGTCCGATGGATGCAATGCGGCAATGCTTTACGATGCTCAGCACGGCACTGAAGACTCGACAGAAGTCCTTGTGGACAAGAAGACAGGCGAAATTACTGAACGCCGAGTCCTTGGCACCAAGACTCTTGCCCTGCAATGGATTGCCCACGGCGTTGACCGTAGCGTCACTAAGCGTTCGGTAATGACTCTGGCCTACGGGTCGAAGGAGTTCGGCTTCTGTGATCAGGTTCGGGATGACATCGTTCAACCTGCTGTAGACGCTGGATCGACCAACTTCCCACAGGTACAGCAAGCCAGCCGCTACATGGCCCACCTCATTTGGGTCTCTGTAGGTAAAACCGTAGTGGCAGCCGTTGAGGCTATGGAATGGCTCCAGAAGTCTGCCAAGCTGCTGGCCCAAGAGGTCAAATGCAAGGAGACCAAGGACATCCTCAAGCCCGCCATGCCGGTCTACTGGGTGACCCCTGATGGTTTCCCTGTGTGGCAAGAGTACAAGGTGAACGATAAGGTCCGTGTTGACCTGATCTTCATGGGCGAAGTGCGCTTGCAGACCACTGTGATGCACGATGACCGCCCACAGAACAAGATCGACGCTCGCAAGCAAGAGTCCGGTATCTCGCCGAACTTTGTGCATAGCTTGGACGGCTCCCACCTTCGCAAGACTGTGGTCCACGCCAACGAAGCCTACGACATCGGTTTCTTCGCACTGATCCATGACTCGTTCGGGACCATCCCGGCTCACGCTGGCAAGCTCTTTAAGGCTGTCCGTGAGACCATGGTGGACACCTACGAGAACCACGATGTACTCGCTGACTTCCGTGAGCAGTTCATTGACCAGCTTCATGATGACCAGATGGACAAGATGCCTGAGCTTCCAAAGCACGGGACCTTGGAGATCCGTGAGATCCTGAAGTCTGAATTCGCATTTGCATAAGGGGAACCCAATGCGCCTACAAGCACAGCAGCAAGCAACTCAGATGGCTGACCTCGTGTTCACCATCGTCAGCACTCGTGTGATCGACCGACCGGGTTGCATCGCCGTGAACATCCTGAAGGACCGGGAGACTGGTAAGACAGGCTTCAAGATCGTACAGGCCGACTTTCTGATCGGTCGCACCGTATTCGCTTAAAACCCTCACCGATACAGGGTCACACAACGTGGCCCAACGGTAACCCATTTAGGAGATCCACCATGTCCCGCGCTAACTTTGAACGTATCGTTTCCACCAAGCCACGCCGCTCCGATGAAGCTCAAGAAGCCTTCGTGAGCCGTAAGGGCAAGCGGAACAAGCCGGAAAAGTTCGACTACAAGCGTAACCAAGCCGACTCCTTCGAGGCTGCTTCCCTCCGTGCCAAGCGCCGTGCAGGGATGATCGAAGATGAAGCGTAACCTGATCGTCACCACGGAGCTGCATCATGGCTACCGGAACATGCTGACCAAGGAGTTCGTTGAGCCAGAGCTGTTCGTCCGGGCTGTTAACCACAGGCTGGGTCTACGGGTCACCAACCTCCCTAAGTGGTCCCATGAGCAACCCGCCACGCAGATCCCGCACTTCCTGCAAGCGTTCGCTTCGCTGCATAAGGAAGCCATCCTGTGGCTCCTTGAGGATTCCCCTGAGGTATCTCCGGGGCAAGAGCCTCAGACCTGTTCTTTCGACAACCTCACCAAACTCGCTGACTTCCTGAAGGAGACCATCTAATGGCCGCTGCACAAGTAATCCTCAAGACCAATCCACACCGCCCGGTAGACTTCAAGGAGTCCGCTGTGGTCAAGGTGCTGAACGAAAGCGGCAACCTGAACGTGGACATCAAGGAAGACGGCTGCCAGTTGAACATGGTGGTTGAGTATCAGGCTGGCCCCGGTGGCGGCTCTGTGGTCTCCTTCCTGAGCCGTGAAGGCAAAGAGTTCAACGGTCTGGCTGACCTCGGCGACAAGCTGTGCAACGACGAGCGCTGGGGCAAGTTCTTCAACCCACACTTGGATGCTGGCCTGTTCCGTGACAACGGTGGCTTCCTGCTGCAAGCTGAGATCCTGATCGACGGCAAGGTGTGCGCTGAGATCAGTGGCGACCTGCGCCGCAAGAGCCCGGTTGACCTGAGCAAGGTCGAGATCGTGGTGTTTGACCTGATCCCGCTGGACGCTGTGCTGGCCGATGGCGAGTACGAAGTCTTCCAAGAGCTACGCCGTATGCACGCCGGTATCCAAGTGGAAGCCCTGAAGTCTCGCTTCCCTGAGATCCGCTGGCGTCTCGTTGAGTCGGTCCAAGTGTTCTCGCTGGAGCAACTGACTCAGGTCTACGAAGAGTTCCGCGCCTTGGGTAAAGAAGGTGGTGTCGCTAAGGACCCGCTTGGTCACTGGAAGCGTGGCAAGAAGACTGGTCAGTGGAAGATCAAGCCGGACGACGAGTGTGATGGTGTCGTTACGGGCCTCATGTGGGGCACTCCCGGTCTATCCAACGAAGGCAAGGTGATCGGCTTTACGGTCCTCACTGAGCATGGCGTTGAGGTTGAGGCTGGTGGTATCACTCAGGCGCAGATGGCCGAGTTCACTGGCAACGTGCTGACCCATACAGGGATGCACAACGAGGACCACTATCGCCAGAACTACAGTGATGCCAGCTACTACCAAGGCTGGGCCGTAAAGATCACCTACATGGAACGCTTGCCGTCCGGGTCGTATCGTCACCCGAACTTCGACAGCTTCCGTGGGATCACTGACCCGCTGATCAAGGAGTAAGCTATGTGCGTGCCGCTCCCGCTCTGTCCATTCTGTGGTTGCCATGTCCTACGGCTCCCATGTATCGTGTGCTTCGGTCGTCAGATCGCTGAGCTGGAGCGCAAAGCAGCAGCAACCCCAATACCGAAACTCGGCTTCCTTCTTTTGGAGACACCTGATGTCAACTCACTTGGTAGCAACCCTGATCGACCGTCGCCTTCGTCGCCTCTTCCCTCGGGTCTCAGTCGAGATCCTGAAGGGTCCTGAAGGCTGGTTTGAAAGTGACCGCATACAGATCCGACTGGCTCCGCATGTCCAACCTGCGAAGCTCTTCGAGTACACCTATGTGCTGCCTCCGCGAGACCTTCACGATGACCTGAGTGAGCCCTACGCCGCTCAGGTTATCTACGAGGTCCTTAAGGAACTGTCGGTGTGCAAACCATCCTTGTGATGACCTTGTTGTAAACGCCCTGTACCTTGCAGGGCTCCTTAAATTTGCTTGGAGACGCTTCTAATGACTTTCGCTCAACTGTTCTTCCCGATCACAACCATCGCCCTGTCGGTCGCCCTGTGGTCCTGCTGGAGAAGTGGTAAGCCTGCCCGTGAGGCTGCTGCCGCAAAGCGTGAACAGGCGCACAAGGATGCAGTGGCTGAAGCCAAGCGCCTAAAGGATCAACAGTTTACCGCCGATGTGATCGGTGTCCTTGAAGAGATCGTAGCGGGTCGCATAGACGCCAGCCGGTCCTCCTACACCCAAAGCGGCCGTGAGTTCTACAGGTTCCCTGCGGTCAATCTGTTGCAGCAACTCAAGGGTGACCGTGAGGTGATCGACCGCATCTTGGGGCGAGCTGACCGGACCCATGCGCGCATCGACGAGCTGACCACGCAACTCCACGAAGTCCACTCGGTTCTCCGCGTGTACCATCCCCGTCACGGCAACATCGAAACGCTACCAACGATCCGCAAGGGTTGACCATACGCCTCGGGACCTTAGGGTCTCGGGGCTTTTTTACATCTGGAGGATTTGACTTATGCTCGACTTTGCTATATGCGCATCCGCGATCATTTACATGGCCTTAGTGACCATCGCCTTGAGTGACTGATTTAAAAACCCTCACCGATACAGGAGACACACTTCCTGATTCCCTAACGCCTCAAAGGAGACTTCTTCCATGGCTAAACTAATCCTCTGCCTGACTTCCGTTCGCGGTCGATCCGGCAAAGACACCTTGATTGAACAGTTGATCCAAGCAGGTCATGAGGTCGCCCGTGTGGCCTTCGGTGATGTCCTCAAAGAGGAATGCGCTGAGACCCTTCAGTCGTACTGGAATGAGCGCGAGAAGTTGCTCGACTGGTTCCACAGCGACATGAAGGACGTTCCCCAGTTGACCTTGGCGATCCGTGAGATCCCTGAAGGTCGCTATAAGGAGTGGCTGATGTTCAAGGCCCTACGCTACGGTGAGGGTGACTGGATGAAAACTCCACGCACTCCACGCTGGCACCTTCAGCAGTACGCCACGGACTACCGCCGTGTGTTCCTTAAGGACCCTGATGTCTGGCTCAACGCTGGCATGATGGCCATTGAAGGGACCGAAGCGGACATCGTGGTGGTCTCCGACATGCGCCAAGCCAACGAGTACACCCGTCTCGCTGAAGCTGGTGGCGTGATGGTGCGCCTGCATCGCATGTGGTTCATCCCCGGTGTGGACGATGCGCCCTACCACGTCACTGACCTCGACCTGATCGGCCACAAGATGGACGCCTGTGTGTTCAACCACTGGGGCAACCCTCAGGGCATGATCGACCAACTGAAAATTCAAGGAGTCATTCAATGAAACTGTTCAAAGCTGAAGTAGGCAACGAGTGGGTCCCTATCTACGCGAAGGATCTGGACGAAGCCTTGGCGCTGGCCGAAGAAGAATACGGTGCCGCTGCGGTGGGCCGTGTGAAGCCGGAGGTGACCCATGAGTAAGTTCAGCACCTTCAACCTGATCGCTGGGTTCAACCAAGTGTTGGCCCACCTGAACTCGGAAGAGAACGAGCTGGCCGCTCAGTTCGCTGAGACCCTTAAGGAAGCTCAGGGCGATGTCTACCACCTGAACAACCTTCAGAACCGTGGTGTGGACAACTGGGACGGCTATGTGGGCCGTGGCCACGAAGAGTGCGAAGCGTGTGGCTTCGATGAAGACGGTTGTGAATGCGGAGGTGACCAATGAATTACGCTCAAGGCGGTTCCCGTGCGATGCCTGACGGCTTCCTGCACATTCAAAACTTCACGGTCACCAAGGCTTCCGGTATGGCCGGTTGCGTGTATGTCCACATTCTGGATGACCACCAGCGCCACATCGTCGAGTCCGTCCTGATCGAGCGCGCATGTGCCCTTGAAGAAGCAGCGGGTCCCGAGTGGACCGAAGCGGCTCATCACTTCAAGCACAACGTGTGGCGATTCCGTAAGTCGTTCCTGAAGCAGAACTTCAAGTCGGCAGTTCACGAGGCGACCAAGGTGATGCACGTACCTGTCGTTGAGGTCTTCAAGGCCAAACTGTTCACTGAGCGTGAAGCTCTGATTTAAAAACCCTCACCGATACAGGGAGGACCTTTACGGGTTCTCTCTGCAAATCGCAAATTGAATGAAAGGAGATTTTCCATGGCTGCTAAACGTGTTGTTTTCATTTCCGCAAAGGGCAAAGCTGCACCTTACTGCGCGATCCAAAAGCCTGACTACGGCACCGACGAATTCCCGCAACCACGCGGTGAGTACAAGGTCAACCTGATCGTACCGAAGGCCGAGGCCCAAGCTGACATCAAGCGGATCACCAAAATCTACGAGGACTCCTACGCGGCGTTCTTGGAAGAGCATGAAGCGAACCCGCCAAAGGTCGCTCCGGGCAAGCGCCCAGTCCCTGTACGTCAAGGCGAGCTGCCTTTCTTCGACGATGGCAACGGTAACGTGGTCTTCAAGATGAAGGGCTACGCCTCGTACAAGTGCCAGAAGACTGGCGACATGAAGGACATCAACTTGGGTGTCGCTGACTCCAAGGGCAAGCGCATGTCCGTGGTCCCGAATATCTCAGGCGGCTCGACCCTGAAGCTGCGTTACTCGGTCTTCCCGTACAAGTGGAACACTGCCGTTGGCGCAAGCGTCAAGCTGCAATTGGAAGGCGTGATGCTGATCGACCTCGTTGAGTTCGGTGCAGGCGGTGACGACGACTGGGGCGATGCGGTTGAAGAAGGCGGCTTCGTTGCAGACGAGACCCGTGAGCGTGAAGAGTGGGCTGAAGAAGGTCCATCGGGTCATGCTGCTGAAGAAATCCCTGACGCTGACGACGACTTCTAATCGTGGCTGGCTACCGTGGCGCACGTAACGCACGGGTCGGTATCTACCGTTCAAGCCTTGAAGAGCGCAATGCTGCCCATGTTGAAAAACTGGGTGGCACCGCTGAGTTCGAGGCGTACAAGATCCTCTATGTGATCCCTGAGAGAACCGCGACCTATAACCCTGACTTCGTGTTGGGCAATGGGATCATCGTGGAAACCAAAGGGATCTTCGAGGTCGCCGACCGACAGAAGCAACTGTTCCTCCGTGAGCAACACCCTGAGCTGGACATTCGTCTGGTCTTCAGTTCGTCCAAAAGCAAACTTTACAGTGGCTCCAAGACGACCTACGGGATGTGGTGCGAGAAGCACGGAATCAAATACGCTGACAAGCTGATCCCGGCAAGTTGGCTCAAAGAAACCAAGAAGGAGATCCCTAAGGGCATCCTGATCAAGAAATAAGGAGACCCTTATGGCGTCCAAAGTGCAGTTCAATAAGCGCAAATCCACCAACCTGATCGTCGTCCACTGTGCGGCCACCAAGCCGACCATGGATGTGGGCCGTAAAGAGATCCAGATGTGGCACGTTCAGCAAGGCTGGCTCGCCATTGGGTATCACTTTGTGATCCGCCGTGACGGCACCATTGAAGAGGGGCGTCCCCATGCTGTTGTTGGCTCTCATGTTAAGTCCCGTAACGCGGACTCTGTTGGAATCTGCCTCGTGGGCGGTGTGGATGCAAACCTCAAACCTGAGGACAACTTCACCGACCACCAAAAAGCAGCCCTGCAAACCCTCCTGTGGAGAATGACCTCGGGTCGTGACTTCGAGGGGGCCTATCAGGACCTTCCGGTTGTGGGTCACCGCGACCTTGATCCGTCCAAAGCGTGTCCTTCCTTCGACGTTAAGTCGTGGTGGAGTGCCCGCAAGGATTAAAAACCCTCACCGATACTGGGAGCTTCGGTTCCCGGTATTTTCCTGACCCCTTATGGAGACTACTTCCTATGTCAGTTACCCGATTCCAAGTTGAAACCGCTTTGAACATCGCTGAGTTGCTCCGTCAAGACGGCTTCTCTGTAGTTATTGCCGGTGGCTTTGCCCGTGACGTGTACTTCGGCGTTGAGCCCAAAGACATTGATATCGTTGTCGCTAAGGGCTATGGCGATGCTGCCTTGGTCCACGCAGAGCTGTCGAAGCATCTGGAGTCCTATGGTGTCCAACACCTCGGCTTCCGCATGTACTCCGAAAGCGCCTCTGATCGTCTGGTCGGTGGCTTCAAGTGTACTGGCAACGTCGATGTGGTCCTTTACGACACCGAGCTGGCGCTGGAAGCTGTCGATGCGTTCGACTTCAACCTCAACCAGTTCATCCTGACGGGCCGGACCTTCGATACCGCTTACGTGACCTTCGAGGGCACTGAAGGGTTCCACGAGCTGGTCCCTGTCCGTGAGGACTACACCCCTGAGCGCTTCGCTAAGATGCGTACCAAGTTCATTGATCTGACGTGGCGCTACCCTGAAGGCCAAGGCCCGAAGGAAGTCAAGCTGACTGATCGTTTCTGAAGGAGACCCTAATGTCCGATCAAGAAGAAGAAAGTATCCTGCTGCACAAGGGTCCTTGCGACCACTGTGGTTCCTCGGATGCTCGTGCTGTCTATTCTGACGGGCATTCCTTTTGTTTCGCGTGCCCTCCTGAGACCTCATGGGGTGCAGGCGATGGCTACGTGGGCGCCGAAAAGAAAGCGACTCATGCAGCAGATGGCACCGTTGATTTTGCACAGAAGCAGGGTCGATACAGTGCGCTGAACGCTCGTGGCTTGCAGGTCGAAGTCTGTCGTCAGTATGGTTACTGGTTGGGCAACTTCGGTGGTGAGACCAAACAAGTCGCCAACTATTACGATGGCAGTGGCAACCTCGTGGCTCAGAAGATCCGCGACCGTCACAAAGACTTCTTCATTGCGGGCAAGATGCCGAAGGATGGACTGTTCGGTAAGCAACTGTGGAACGGCGGGTCCAAGATCATCGTCACTGAAGGCGAGATTGACTGCCTGACTGTGGCGCAGATGCAGGGCGGCAAGTACCCGGTGGTGTCCATCCCTCGTGGAGCTGAGGACGCCAAGAAGGTGTGCGCCGCCAACTACGCATACTTCGACCAGTTCAAAGAGATCATCCTGATGTTCGACATGGATGCTCCCGGTCGCAACGCCTCTCAGGAGGCCGCTGAGGTCCTTCCTCCGGGCAAGGTACGCATCGCCGTGCTACCCCTTAAGGACCCGAACGAATGCCTTCTGGCAGGCCAAAGCAAGGCCGTGCTGGATCAGGTATGGAACGCTCAGAAGTACGTGCCCGATGGTGTCGTCTCTGCGAAGTCCCTTAAGGCTCGCATCAAGGAGAAGAAAGTCATTGCTTCGATGCCCCTTGTGGGACCTCATGAGCTGACCCGTATGACCAAGGCGATCCGTGAGGGTGAGGTCATTCTGGTTACCTCGGGCTCCGGCTCGGGCAAGTCCACGTTCGTCCGTCAGAACACCTACAACCTCTTCCACGAAGCGAAGATCCCGGTGGGCGTTGCGATGCTTGAGGAATCCGTTGAGGAAACCGTGCAGGACATCGTGGGGCTCCATATCGGGAACCGTGTTCGTCAAAACCCTGATGGCACCACTGAGGATGAATTCGACGAAGCGTTCGATGAAATCTTCGACAGCAACATGCTGCACCTTTACGATGCCTTCGCGGAGTCCGCTGAAGACCGTCTGCTGGCTCGTCTGGCGTACATGGTCGAAGTGGAAGGCTGCAAGGTAATTGTCCTCGACCACATTTCTATCGTTGTGTCCGCTATGGATGGCGAGAACGATGAACGGAAGATGATCGACCGACTCATGACCAAGCTGAAGACCTTCGCCAAAACGAAGTCGGTGGCTGTGTTCGTGATCTGTCACCTGAAGAACCCGGACAAAGGCAAGCCGCACGAAGAGGGTCGTCCTGTGACGGCTACTGACTTGCGTGGCTCGGGAGGTCTGCGCCAGCTCAGCGACACTATCATCGCGGTCGAACGGAACCAACAAGGGTCTAATCCCAACCTGATCCGATTCCGACTTTTGAAGTGCCGCTTCACTGGTGAAACTGGTATAGCCGGTTACATGGAGTACGACAAACAAACTGGTCGATTGGTGGCGAAGCCTGATGGCTGGACCCCGAAAGGCACCGAAGACAATGATGGCGAATCCGACTGGAAGGGCCACGAAGAAGAGGATTTTTAACTATGCGTAAATTCGATCTGATCACCGTCCTGCTGACCGCTGTTGGCAAACTGCAAGCTCGTCGTCTGGCTAAGGCCCTGCGCCGTGAAGCATCCCTTAAGGCAGCCATTCAGGCAGCCACCGAGGGTTACCAAGCAGCCGTCAAGGACCGTTGCGACATCCAGTTTGCTGACCTGAGCGTCAAGCGCTGAGTGTGAAGTGATCCAAAGGGTTTCCTTAACGGGAGACCCTTTCAGTCAACTCACCCTGTAGGAGATCCACCATGACCAATAAAGAAATCCGCGCCCACCTGCGTAAGGGTGAGCTTGCTGTTGAACTGCTGGAAAAGCTGGGCTACATCTGGAAACCTAACGTGAACCTCGGCCCGTCCGTGTGGCAAGAACCTGAGAAGAATTCCCTTCTCTGTAAATTGGAAGAGCTGATCGCGTCTGAGGTCGAGAAGCAAAAGCCCTCACCTGTACCAGAACGACCACTGCAAGTCGGTGATCGGTTCGTGGTCAACGCAATCCCACGCGGTAACACCGCACTTCCGAAGAACTGCCCTGAGTGGCGTTCCAAAATCTTCCGCGCTGGCGAAGTTGACTTCAACACTGATCGCGGCCCAGTGGTGCGTTTTGGCTTGGGCATTGCGACCCGTGGCTACTGGCTCCCACTTTCCCTTGTAACGAGGATTCCACACGATGCTGACTTCTGACATTGAGGCCAACGGCCTTCTCGACCATCCCGACCTCCGCTTCCATTGTGGGGTCACTGAGGATGTCTTCACGGGTGAGGTCATTGAGTACCGCCCTGAGAACGTACTGGACTACATCAAGGCCCTTGAGGCCGAGGCTGCGAAACCTGACGGCCTGATCGTGTTCCACAACGGTATCTCCTACGACATCCCTGCACTGGCGCGGATGAAGAAAGAGCTGACCGGCAAGAACCTGAACATCCCACGCAAGCGGGTCCTCGACACCTTAGTGTTGTCCCGACTGATCCATGCGAACCTTAAAGAAACCGATGCGGGCTTGCTCCGTCGCGGTATCCTTCCGGGTAAACGCTATGGCTCGCACTCTCTGGAAGCATGGGGCTATCGCCTCGGTGAAATGAAGGGTGAGTACAAGGACGACTTTAAGAAGGCGTGCCTTGCTGACGGGACCGAGTACGTGGATGGGATGGAGTGGGCTCACTTCAACCAGCCGATGATGGACTACTGCGTCCAAGACGTTCGGGTCACGACCAAGCTGGTCAAGCACCTGATGCAGGACACCTACTACTTCCGAGGCAACGAAGGCATCCGTGCCGTTGTCCTTGAGCATGAAGCAGCGTGGACCCTTGCTCAGATGGTCCGCAATGGTTTCCCGTTTGACAAGGAAGCTGCTGAGCGTCTGTACATGGAACTCGCCGCTGAACGTAGTGACCTGCTGGTGAAGCTGATCAAGACCTTTGGCTCGTGGTATGAACCGAAGGGCGGTAGCGAACCGTTCCTGCACCCGAAGACCGGTAAGGTCCTCGCGAAGTACCCGATGGTCAAGACGGCCAAGGCTGGGTCCCCGGACTACAACGCCGATGGCAAGACGAAAAGTAAGACGCTGTACGTGAAAGGTGCGATGTATACCCCTATCCAACACGTCACTTTTCAACCTACGTCGCGTCCGAACATCATTAAGGTCCTGAAGGACGCCGGTTGGGAACCAACAGAGTTCACTGACAAGGGCGCACCTATCGTGGACGACGAGACCCTTGAAGGGGTCCAAGTGGATGACCCTCACAAGATGGAGTGCATCACCCTGATCCAACGATACCTGATGATCCAGAAACGGATCGGTCAGTTGGCTGAAGGTGACAAGGCGTGGCTGCGCTACTGTGAGACTGCTGATGGTTTCATCCATGGCAACGTCAACCCTAACGGTGCCGTAACAGGCCGTGCGACCCACAGCTATCCGAACATGGGTCAAGTGCCATCCTGTGGTGCCCCGTTCGGTCCTGAGTGTCGTAGCCTGTTTGGTGCGATCCATGCGGCCCACCTTCCGGGCTGGTCGAACGTGACCCAAGTCGGTGTCGATGCGAGTGGCCTTGAGCTGCGTTGCCTCGGTCACTTTGGGGCTCGCTACGATGGTGGCGGGTATGTTGAACAGGTCCTTAACGGTGATGTCCACTGGGCGAACGCTGTGGCCGCTGGTATCGCTGAGAACGTCCCACGGGACAAGTCCTCTAAGGTCCATGATGGCTGGCGTGACAATGCCAAGACGTTCATCTATGCGTTCCTGTACGGTGCTGGTGATGCCAAGATCGGCTCCATTGTGGGCGGTGGCGCAGCAGCAGGTAAGGGACTCAAGAAGGCTTTCTTGGAGAACACCCCGGTTATCAAACAGTTGCGTGAAGGTCTCGAAGGTTCCCTTATCGAGTCCCAAACGTACAACCGTGTGACCCGGAAGTTCGACATCAAGTGGAAGCGCCGATTCATCAAGGGTCTCGATGACCGTAAGATCCACGTTCGGTCGGCTCACAGTGCCCTTAACGCGCTCCTTCAGAGTGCTGGTGCGGTGATCTGCAAGGCGTGGGTTGTGGAAGTTGAACGAATCCTGATGGAAGAGCATGGCTTGCGTCATGGCTGGACCGTTGAAAACGAGGATGGTACTGAGGTTCCGGGTGACTTTGCCTACATGGCTTGGGTACACGATGAACTCCAGATCGCAGCTCGTACCCCGGAGATCGGGGAACTTATCATCAAGGTCTCGCAAGAGGCTATTCGTCGTGTCGGTGAGTCCTTCGACTTCCGATGCCAATTAGATACGGACGGCAAGATGGGTCCGACTTGGAAGGAGTGCCACTAATGAAAACTCGTACACTGTTGCTCGCTGTGACCTTTGGCATGACCTGCATTGCAGACGCCGAGGTCTTTGAAGAGATCGCAAAGGGCCGCGAGAAGGCCCGCAAGGCAACCCCTGAGGAACTGGCTGAGCTGGACAAGGGTGACCTGTATAAACACTCCCTGCTGGTCAGCGATAAGACTGACGAAGAGATCCTGAATCAGGTTCTTCGCATGAGTACCCGTGAGTTCCTGCGTGACTACATCCCCCGTGAGTTCTCCGGTGGCGGCCTGCGGGCCAAGATGGGCGACATCAAGGTAGCGGTAACGCCCAAGAAGGTGTCCTGATGGGTCCGTACCTGAAGGTCCTCTACGACATCAAGCGGGAAGCTCGGACGTTCCAGTCTGACTTCTACCGCAAGCACGCTGCCTTGGTCTCTGAGGCGGCTTCTCGGGGCCATATCTCCTGCATCCGTACTGACGGGCGCAACATGGGAGTATGGTCTCTGACAACCAAAGGGCAGGTCTTCCTGTCCGACCACGGAGGTGCGGTGTAACCATGCCACTTTCCAATGACTGGCGAACGCCTGTTGAACAGCACGAACCAACTGAACTTGAGCGGGCACAGTTCCGCATCAAGCAACTCGAACGTGAGGTAGCACAGCTTCGCCGTCAGGTCTCCGACTATGGCTGGGAAGCCTCGGCACGTCACGCACAAGCAACTGGAGGAACCCTATGAGCAAACCACTACGAATCGGTCTGGCGCTGGACATGGACTACCTGATCTACTCGGCGATGTCCGCATCTGAAACCGAGCAGGACTGGGGTGATGATCTGTGGACTCTGGAATGTGACCACGCCAAGGCTCGGTCGATCATGTTCGGCACCATCAAGACCATCAAGAAGGACATCGCTAAGGCACTCATGAAGCGCTGGCCTAAACGGTTCAGTGATGTCGATGCGTGGGAGTTCGTTGAAATCTGCGTGATCAGCGGCAAGGGCAACTGGCGGTTGGACGTACTGGATACCTACAAGGGAAACCGTGTGACCAAGCGTAAGCCGGTGGGCTACCCTGCCTTCTGTGACGCAATGATGGAACACTTCCCGACTACTGTCCGTGTGGATGGCCGTGAGGGCGATGACACCTTGGGCATCCTTATGACCAATCCGGGTCTCGTTGGCTGCGACCGAGTGATCGGCGTGAGCTGCGACAAGGACTTCAACACGATCCCCGGCCTGTTCTTCTGGCTGACTCCTATGGAGCTGGTCGTGAACACCCTTGAGGACGCCGACAAGTACCACATGCGTCAAACCCTGATGGGTGACACGACTGATGGCTACGGTGGCGTACCGGGCGTTGGGGAAGCCTTTGAGGGCTCCCTGATGAACTGGCTCGATGCTCCGAAGTTCTACGAGGAAACCACGAAGATCATGTCCCGTGGTCCCCGTAAGGGCCAAGAGGTGATCGAGTGGAAAGCCCGTGAACCAACCGAAGACGAATCCTTGTGGGCCTGTATGGTCTCGCTGGCTGCGTCCAAGGGCATGACTGAGGAAGACCTGCTGGTCCAAGCTCGTGTCGCTCGCATCCTACGGGACGGTGAGTGGAACGACGAGACCGGTGAGCCGATCCTCTGGACACCTAAAGGCTGACCACTATAGGGCTTTCTTGTGGGTGGGGATTAAATACCCTCACCTATACAGGAGAGTCCCTATGGGGTGAAACCTTATATCTTAAAGATCACTTTATGGGAGGGCTCTATGCTCAAGGAAATTCAACATTATCTTGACAATCCTGACGACATCCCTGATCTACCTGACCTGTCCGCTACGTTCCTGAAAGTCCGACTCAATCCTGCATACCTTATGCGGACTGGTGTCACGGATGACATGACCAAGGCTGGCTGGTCTGAAGGCAAGATCATGGGGTTCCTTGAAGGGTGCGCTGCGGCGGTCGAGTTAATCGAACTCATGCAGGAGGCCCGATTGAATCCACAACAGGAGGACTTCGGAAATGTGCTTCAGTAAAAAGATGAAAGTCCCCAAACCTAATATGGACCAGAAGGCCCCTGAGCCGATCCTGCTTGAGCCCCCTAAGGGTATCGAAATGGGTGATGGTCCTGATGATGCAACGGATACAGACACCACCAGCTCCAAGGGTCGTGACTCCGTAACCATCAAGAAGACTGGTGAGGGTACTCAAAGCTCAACGTCCACCGACACTGGTGCGACCAAAAAGAAACCCACTGCGGCTGGCATTAAGCGCGCAATGAAACGATAGGAGGTCCCCAATGGGATTTGGTAAGAAGCTGAAAAAAGCATTCAAGAAGGTCACCAAGGTCGTATCCAAGGTTGGCGGTGGTGCTATCCCCGGATTGGGCGGTGGCGGCGGCGAAAAGGAAAAGCCTGTCCAACAGGTAGCCCCTGAGGTCCAAGCTCCGCCACAAACGCTTCAGGCAACCACTGAGGTCGCCAAGAAAGATGTCGATGAAGACGGCGATGCAGATACCGAAGCGGCAAAAAAGAAGGCCCGTTCTGGCGGTAAGAAAGGTTTGTCTGTTGCCCGTTCCTCGGGGAGCGGCCTGAACATTTGACGGAGGTGACCCATGGCTGAGACCCGTATCGGGCTGGCCGAGGAAGGTGCGAAGGCGGTCTATGATCGTCTCAAATCTGATCGGGCACCCTACGAGACCCGTGCAGAAAACTGCGCCAAGGTCACAATCCCGTCGCTGTTCCCTAAGGAATCCGACAACAGCTCTACGAACTACACCACGCCCTATCAGGCTGTCGGTGCCCGTGGAGTCAACAACCTCTCCGCTAAGGTCCACTTGGCGTTGTTCCCTCTCGAACCATGGATGAAACTGAAGGTGTCCGAGTGGCAGGCTAAACAGCTTGTCAGTGACCCTGAAGAACTCGCTATGGTCGAGCAAGGTCTCTCGATGGTTGAGCGGATCGTTATGAGCTACATGGAAGCCAACAGTTACCGCACCACGTTGCACGAGCTGATTCGTCAGTTGGTGATCGCTGGGTCCGGCCTGCTGTACCTTCCGCCTCCTGAGGGTTCGACCCAAGGGAGCCCTATGAAGCTCTACACGCTGCACAACCACGTAGTCCAACGGGACTCCTTCGGGAACGTCCTACAGATCGTGACGCTCGACAAGGTGGCCTTTGCGGCCCTTCCTGAAGACGTGCGGTCCAAACTTGACGGAGAGCATAAGCCCGATGAAGAAATCGAAGTCTTCACCCACTGCTACCTCGACGATGAATCTGGCGACTTCCTGTCCTATCAGGAGATCGACGGAGAGGAAGTTGAAGGGACCGATGGTAGCTATCCTCGTGACGCTTGCCCTTGGGTCGCTGTTAGATGGACCAAGCGGGATGGGGAGCATTACGGTCGAAGCCATGTGGAAGAGTATCAGGGCGACCTTGACTCTTTAGAGAACCTGCACGAAGCCATGATTAAGTTCTCCATGATCGCCTCTAAGGTGGTCGGACTGGTGAACCCCAATGGCATCACTCAGGTTCGTCGATTGACCAAGGCGCAGACTGGTGCTTTCGTTCCGGGTCGTAAAGCTGACATCGAGTTCTTGCAGCTCGAAAAGACTGCTGACTTCTCGGTCGCTAAGTCCGTTGCGGATGCCATTGAGGCCCGCCTGAGTTACGTCTTCATGTTGAACAGTGCGGTGCAACGCAATGGTGAGCGTGTGACAGCCGAAGAGATTCGCTACGTCGCTCGTGAACTGGAGGATACCCTTGGGGGCGTCTACTCGATCCTCTCACAGGAACTCCAGTTGCCAATCGTTCGCATCTTGCTGAACCAACTTCAGGCGACCCAACAGATCCCTGACATGCCAAAGGAAGCCGTTGAGCCGACTGTAAGCACTGGTGTGGAAGCGTTGGGCCGTGGTCAAGACCTCGACAAGATGACGCAGTTCCTGCAAGCCCTACAGCTTGTGGCGCCTCTTGAGAGCGATCCTGATCTGAACATCACAACCATTAAGCTGCGCCTTGCGAACGCAATGGGTCTGGATACCTCCGGCCTGCTGCTGACTCAGGACGAGAAAGCTCAGCGTCAAGCTGAACAGATGGCACAGGAAGGTGGCGGGGCTCTGGCCCAGTCTGCTGGTGCTGGTGCTGGTTCGATGATGACTCAGGACCCGGACACCATGGCTTCCGCTATGGACACCGCTGGGATGGACGTACCGCAAGTTTAAAAACCCTCACCGATACAGGGAGGACCATCACGGTTCCTCTCTGCTATCCCACTGATTTTGAAGGAGATCCTTAATGAGCGATTCTAACCCGTATGCACAGTTTGGCGTACACAATGCTGTGTTGACTGGTGACTCTATCGAGGACCACAACCAGAACATGTTGGCTCAAGACGTTGCAGTGCGCGACGGTGACGATGCTGTCGAGCTGGTTCATTCCGATGCTGGTGTCACCGTTACCGATCTGGTCGATGACGAGCTGAACACCGAAGACCGCGTTGAGGTCAACATCCCGGATGGTGAGTTCCACGAAGAAGTGTCCGACGAAACCGACGAGGCTGCCGATAACGGCGCTGACGAAGGTGACGAAGGCTTCACTCCATTGGGCGACATCCCGGATGAACTGACCCAAACCAGCAACCAGATCAGCGAGTATGCTGACGGTTTCCAGCAGATGAAGGCCCAAGCCGTTGAGCGTGGTCTCCCTGCCGAAATGGCTGCTCAGGTCGAGCATGAGTACGAAGAAAACGGTGAGCTGTCCGAGGCGTCCCTTAAGGCGCTCGAAGAGGCTGGCTTTGGCCGTGGCTTCGTTCAGGCGTACATCAAGGGTCAGGAAAGTCTGGCCGAGCAATACGTTGGCCGCATCATGGAATTCGCAGGCGGTAAGGATTCGTTCAACCGCGTTGTGGCCCATATGCAGGCGAACTCCCCGGATGCCCTTGAGGCACTGGAGGAAGCCATTCAGCGTCAGGACATCAAGGCCGTAAAGACCACGATCAATCTGGCGATGGCTTCACAGGCCAAGAAGTTTGGTCAAGCACCGAACCGTTCGGTCACCCGTAAGGCTCCTGCAAGTGCCCCTAAACCGGCTGCAACGAAGCCTCAAGGGTTCCCTAACAGTGACGCAATGGTAGCCGCTATGAGCGACCGCCGTTACGGTACAGACCCGGCGTATCGTGCCTCCGTTCAGGCTAAAGTAGCTGCCTCGAACTGGTAATTTAAAAACCCTCACCTATACAGGAGGGAGCCACTAAGGTTCCTTCTTGATCCCATTTGATTTGCATAAGGAGTTCCACTACATGGCTAATATTCAAGGCGGTCAACAAATTGGTAAGGACCAAGGTAAAGGCGTTTCGGCTGCTGATAAGCTGGCGTTGTTCCTGAAGGTCTTTGGTGGTGAAGTTCTGACTGCGTTCAAGCGCCGTTCCGTCACCATGGACAAGCACATGGTCCGCACCATTCAATCCGGTAAGTCCGCACAGTTCCCTGTGATGGGCCGTACTGCTGGTTTCTACCTTGCTCCGGGCGAGAACATCGACGACAAGCAGGGTGACATCAAGCACACCGAGAAAGTAATCACCATCGACGGCCTGCTGGTCTCCGCCGTGATGATCTTCGACATCGAAGACGCCATGAACCACTACGATGTGTCGAGCGAATACTCGGCTCAGTTGGGTGAAGCTCTGGCTATCTCCGCTGACGGCGCTGTGCTGGCTGAAATGGCCAACCTGTGCAACCTGCCTGCTGACAAGGACGAGAACATCGCTGGTCTCGGCAAGGCTTCCGTACTGGAAATCGGCAAGGCCGCTGACCTGCTGGACCCTGAAGCTCGCGGTAAAGCGATCCTGAAAGGTCTGACTCTGGCTCGTGCCAAGCTGACCAAGAACTACGTTCCATCCTCGGATCGTTTCTTCTACACCAGCCCGGAAGACTACTCGGCCATCCTCGCTGCACTGATGCCGAACGCTGCGAACTACGCTGCACTGATCGACCCGGAAACCGGTAACATCCGCAACGTCATGGGCTTCACCGTGATCGAAGTTCCACACCTCGTGGTCGGCGGTTCGGGTGATGACCTCGAAGGCAAGAACCGTAAGCACGCATTCCCGGCTACCGCTGGCGGCGCTGTCAAGGTTGCTGCTGACAACTTGGTCGGCCTGTTCAACCACCGCTCGGCTGTCGGTACTGTGAAACTGAAGGACATGGCTCTGGAGCGTTCGCGCCGTGCCAACTTCCAAGGTGACCAGATCATCGGCAAATACGCGATGGGTCACGGCGGTCTGCGTCCTGAAGCTGCTGGCGCCTTGGTAATCGCAAAGGGGTAAGCGTACCGGACCCGACTGGGGTAACGCTGAGTCAGAAGACAATGGCACTTAACGTAGGGGATTCTAAGTCCCTTACGGCCACTGTCCAACCAGTTGGCGCACCACAGGCGGTCGTCTGGTCCTCTTCGGCCAATTCGGTTGCTAAAGTGAGTGCATCCGGTGCAGTGTCTGGCCTTGAGGCTGGTACATCTGACATCACTGCTACAGCTCCTAACGGTGTATCTTCGATCTGCAAGGTAACCGTTAAGGAAGTGCTGAAGTAACAACCCTAACCCCTTGGGTCCCTTACGGGGCTTGAGGGGTTTTTTTCTTACTTGAAGGAGACCCTTATGCGTTCCTATGAAGCAACCTTGGAGTCCCCTGAAGAGCTGGCCGCTGTGAATGACATGCTGGCTGCTATCGGGGAATCCCCTGTGAACTCCCTTGAGGGTGACGCCAACGCTGACGTAGCGAATGCTCGGCGAATCCTCAACAACGTCAACCGTGAAGTCCAATCGAAAGGCTGGACCTACAACATCGTGGAAGGTGAGACCCTTCTGCCTGACGTGTTCTCGGGCTACATCCCGTACATGAGCGACTACCTGCGCCTGACTGTGGCCGGTGGGACCCCTTACGTGCGACGTGGCGAGAACCTTTATGACAAAGTAAACCGCACCGATGTCTTCACGAACCCTGTGCAGGTCGATCTGATCCGCCTGAAGGACTACTCGGAAATGCCTGAGTGCTTCCGCAACTGGATCGTGGTCAAGGCTTCACGCCGGTTCAACATGTTCTTCTTCGGTGCTGGTGAGATTGAAGGTCACCTTGCTGAGCAAGAGGCCGAACACTACCGGGCCTGTATGGAGTACGAGCTGGACTTCGGCGACTTCAACATGCTGGACGGTGACGCATTCGTTCAAGGCAAAATCAACCGCTAAGGAGGTGACCTATGAGTCTGGCTCGCCAGTCCGTAAAGAACCTGAAGGGTGGCATTAGCCAGCAGCCGGACATCCTCCGGTTTCCCAATCAGGGCGAGCAACAAATCAATGGGTGGTCCTCCGAGAGTCAAGGTCTTCAGAAGCGCCCACCTACCAAGTTCATCAAGCGCTTTGGCGCAACGGGGTCATGGGGTTCCAAGCCCCTTGTCCACCTCGTGAACCGTGATGCGGTCGAGCAGTATTACATGGTGTTCACTGGCACAGGTCTCGTTGTGGTGGACCTCAAAGGGACTACCTATCAGGTCCGTGGATACGATGGCTATGCCAACTGTCCTGACCCTCGTGGGGACCTCCGACTGATCACCATTGCCGACTACACCTTCGTTGTGAACCGCCGCACAGTGGTCAAGATGGGAGACGCCCTGACACATCCGGGCTACCCTTCGCTGACCTCAAGGGCTCTCATTGCGTGCCGTGGTGGACAGTATGGCCGGACCCTTTCGGTCACCGCTAACGGTCACCTCTTGGCTTCCTACAAGTTGCCTTCAGGGGTTGCCGTTGAGGATAAGCTGGCCGAAATGGTTGCTGCAATGGACGCCCAAGCGATCCTCACTGAGCTTGCAAAGCAGGTCAACGTGAAGACAGTCACGACCGGTATCTCTGCGGAAGTGGGTGAAGCCTATCTGGTCCTTAAAGGTGCTGACATCCAGTCGATCAAGACGGCTGACGGCTACGCTGACCAGTTGATCAACGGCTTTATCTATCAGGTTCAGTCGTTCAACAAGCTGCCCGCTCAGGCCCCTGATGGCTACCTCGTGGAGATCACAGGTGAAGCCTCACGCTCAGGCGATAACTACTGGGTCCGTTATGACCTCAAGGGCCGAGTGTGGCGTGAGACGGTTGAGCCGGGAATCATTGCTGGCTTCAATGCTCAGACGATGCCCCGTGGTCTGGTCCGTGCTGCTGATGGTCACTTTGACTGGAAGGTCCTTGACTGGGCTGACCGGAAGTCTGGCGATAACGAGACCAACCCGATGCCTTCCTTCGTGGACGGTACGATCAATGACGTGTTCTTCTTCCGTAACCGGCTGGGCTTCCTGTCCGGGGAGAACGTGATCATGACCCGATCAGCGCGATACTTCAGCTTCTTCCCACCAAGCGTGGCGAGCCTGTCTGACGATGACCCGCTGGATCTGGCTGTGTCTCACAACCGAATCTCGATCCTTAAGTACGCCGTACCGTTCTCGGAACAGTTGCTACTATGGTCTGATCAGGCCCAGTTCGTGTTGTCCTCTTCGGGCATCCTGTCGCCCAAGACGGTTGAGCTGAACCTGACCACAGAGTTCGACGTGCAGGACACCGCTCGGCCTTTCGGGATCGGACGTGGTGTGTACTTCAGCGCCCCTCGGGCTGCCTTCACGAGCCTCAAGCGTTACTACGCTGTGCAGGACGTATCGGACGTTAAGAACGCTGAGGACGTATCTGCACACGTTCCAAGCTACATCGAGAACCGGGTGTTCAACATTCATGGCTCAGGGACCGAGAACTATGTGACCCTGTTGTCTGACGGGGCACCGGGCCGGGTCTACGTGTATAAGTTCCTCTATCTAAACGAGGACATCGCGCAGCAGTCGTGGAGCCACTGGGAGTTCGGCGATGACGTTAGCATCCTTGCGGCTGCCTCGATTGGTTCCTACATGTACATCTTGATGGACCGCCATGAAGGGGTCGTACTGGAGCGCGTGGAGTTCACAGCGTTTACTCGGGACTTCCCTGAGGAACCTTACCGGACCTACATCGACGCCAAGGTGATGACGACCTGCACCGTTTACGATGAAGACTTGAACCTCTCGTCGTTGAACCTTCTGGACCTTTATGGAGCCCCACCGCACAACACGACCCGCTTCTGGTCCATCGACACGGACGGCGTTAGTGTTCTCCATGAGGCACCTAAAGGAGGCTGGGCGGCTGACACTCGGTTGTACCTTCAGGGTGACCAGCGTGGCCGTCGCTTCGTGGTCGGTCGTCAGTTCCTGTTCCTCTATGAGTTCTCGAAGTTCCTCATTAAGCAAACCGCTGATGACGGGTCGATCACCACTGAGGATAGCGGACGGTTGCAGCTTCGCCGTGCATGGTTGAACTACGAGTCCTCCGGGTCCTTTGAAGTCAACGTGAACAACGGCTATGCCCAGTACGTCTACACCATGGCCGGTGGCCGGATCGGTTCTGAGGTTCGCCTCGGTGAGCTGAGCCTTGGCACTGGGCAGTACAAGTTCCCCGTTACGGGCAACGCTCTAAAGCACCGTGTGGCCCTGATGTCTGACGCACCGAACCCACTCAACGTGATCGGCTGTGGCTTCGAGGGTAACTACGTGCGGCGTACCAACGGGATTTAAACCACTCACCCATACAGGAGACCCTTATGATTCTCGTCCCTACTACACCGGAATTCCTAAAGGAAGCCGCTGAGTTCGTTTCACTGGCTGACCGTGAAGAGTTCAACAAGATGCAGGAGGGTCGAGACCTTAAGGCCACCTTGGCGAAGTCTCTCGGTCCTACCTCAATGACCATCATCCACAACGGTCGCGTACTGGCTACGGGAGGTTCTAACGAGTGCCTGTGGTTCATTACGACCCGTTGGGTTGAAGAGCTGACCCCACGGGAACGTGTGGCGATGCTGAAGCTCCTGAAGGAACACCTTGAGGTCTGTCGGGCCACCATGCCTGCTGACCAATTGAGCAACTTCGTGTACGAACACAATCACCAACACCGTCGCCTGCTGGATGCTTTGGGAGCCCGTTATGGGTTCTATCAGGAGTACAGCCCAGCAGGCTTCCCCTTCCGTCAATTCTGGCTATAGGAGGTCACCGCAATGTGTGAACCAGTATCCATTATGATGGCTGTGGGTGCCGCTGCTGGCCTTGCCAGTGGTGCCATGGGTGCCAAGCAACAGGCGAAAGCCGAGGGCTCTCAGGAAGACGCTCGTCGCAGTAACATGCACGAACAGATCACGGCCATGCACCGGGCCGACGCGGACATGAACCTTGAGACCCATGACAAGTGGGACGAGGCTCGTGCGCAGTTGACAGAGACCAACCTCACCGCTCTCCGTAACCGAGGCACCATGCGTGCAGCGATTGGCGAGTCGATGATGGAAGGTAACACCATGGATCGCGTACAGCGTGACGTGGAGAACGACGCCTCTCGTGAGAAGATGGCGATCCTCGACAACTACGACCGCGACTACGCAACCATCTTCCACAACAAGGTCGCCAACGTGGAGAACACTAAGGCAGCTCTCCGTGGCAGCAAGTCTGCTATCGGAACCAGCAAGATCGCTCAGGCTCTGAACGTCGCCAGCTCAACCCTCTCGGGGGCATCTGCTGGTGCGTCCATGGGCAGTCAATACAAATCGGCCACAGCGCCTAAGACATAAGGAGGACCCATGCCGGGACCATTATCACAATCCATGAGTACCCTTCAGGGCTACCAAGGCACCAGCTTGAAACCGATGGGTCCCGTTCAGTCCGTGGGTCCTGCACACCATGAGGCCCGTAAAGGGTCCACAGGTCTCGCTGACGCCATGCGTGGTTTCGTCGGGGCCGCTGGTGACGCCTACAGTCAGTACGATGCTCAGATGAAGCAGCGGGCCGAAGAGCGCTCCAACGAGATCATCCGCAAGCTGACCCCTGAGCAACGCCGTGAGGCCATCCAGAATGGCACCCTGTTGTATAAGGACGATGCCTATGCGATGACCGCCCTGCGCCAGAAGACGGGCCGTAACGCCGCCTTTGAGGTGGACAGCGACATCCAGCAGAAGATCCAACAAGGGCACTTCCGTGACCGTAAGTCCATGGAAGAGTACCGCCAGCAACGCCTCGCTGATCGCTCCCTGAGCTACGCCAAGGACGCTGGGATTGACCCTGAGGATGTGGACTACAAGCGTGGCTTCGACACTGACATCACGCAACGTAACGCGGGCCTGTATGACCTGCACAGCCAGTTCCTCTCGAAGAACCTTGAGGCTCAGTCCTCTATCGAAATGCGGAACGACCTGACACCCCTGATGAATGACCCTACGTTCCTCGGCTCGAAGGACGGTGCGTACATCGTGGGCAACTACCTGAACAAGGGTCTGGAAACCGGCGAGATCCCAAGTGACCGTGAGGCGACCAATGCGTTGACCATGCTGGTACAGGACTCGGTGGCGAAGGACGGTGGCGCTGACTTCCTGAGGTCCTTTAAGGATCACAAGATCAACGTGCTGGGTGGCTCTCAATCCGTTGAGAACCTGATCGGACCTGAGGTCTATCAGGATCTGATCACCAAGGCCGACACCGCGACCTATGAGCGCAACGCTAAGCGGACCGAGACGTTCCAGTTGGGTATCGCTAATGCGATGGCTCAGGCTGACCCGGCGTCCGGCTGGCAGATGCTCAATAAGCTGGAGCAGGAAAACGACTGGGTGCAGAAGGACGAGCGGATGACCCCTCAGCGTGCCGCTCTGATTCAGGCGAAGGCTCAGATGATCGAAGCCGTTAAGCGTTCCTCGGCCAGTGGTCAGGCAGAACTGGAGAAGCGGGCTCAGGCGGATAACCGTCAGCTTGCTATCGACGAAGCCTACACCCAACGGATGGACGGGAAGACACTCAGCGTTGATCCCAAGTTCCTACCGGTGGACGAGAACACGGGCGAGTACAAGGACTCCGACATGGCGACCTATGCTCACTCGAAGCTCAACCAGATCGACCAGATGGGAATCCCACAGGACCAGAAGGACGCCAAGAAGCTGGCTCTGCTCCGTGCAGACTACGACAAGGGTCCCTTCCAAGCTGCCTTCCAGACGCTAACACAGGACGCTTCCCGTGAATGGCAAGCTGCCCTTATCAGTGGCGAAGCGAAGGACATGCCACGCCTAACTGAGCTTCAGCGGGTCTACCAACAGGACCCCGGAACGATGGCCCAGCTCTACCCTGAGCAGGCAGGCATGATGGAGACCCTGAAGTTCATGGGCCTTAACGGGCTGGAGCCTCAGATCCTTGTGGACGCTCAACGGAACAAGCCGAAGACCGAAGAGGAACGGCGCTACCGTGAAGACCAATGGGCGGCCATCAAGAATGACTCGGCGACTGCTGACGTTCTGAAGTACATTCCGGCTGACATGGAGACCATGGCGCGCTCCGTGTTCGATGCTCACAGCACCTTGACGGGTGACTCTTCGGCTGCCTCTAAGGCGGTCACTGAGTTCCTTCAGAAGAACATGGTGTCGTTCACCGAGAAGCAGGCGTTCCACGGGATGCTCTCGAAGAAGGACCTGATGACCAACCCTAACCGGTCCGAGTCATGGGAACAGGGCAAGCAGATCATCGACGACTTCATGGGGCAGTTGCAGAAGGATTCCGTATGGGGTGCCTCTGGGATGTCCGTGGTGTCGAAGAACGGTTCGATCATCATCCAGAACATGACGGGTGCCCGCATGACCATGAGCCGTGAGCAGTTCCAGAACATGGCTACTGACTACGATGCTCGTGCAACACATGATAAGCAGGCCAAGGCCGAAGCTGACGTGAAGCGCACACAAAAGCAATACGACCGCTACATGCGTGGGGGTCTATAATCAATCAATCAGGAGTGACCTATGAACTTTGAAGAAGAGTACGCACAAGCTAAAACCAAAGGCTCGCCTTATGACGTTAGTATCCAACGGGCCGCTGAGGCCCACGGAGTTTCCTATGACTTCCTTCACAAGCAGTTGTTCATGGAGTCCCGCTTCAATCCTAAAGCCAAGTCGAAGACCGGCCCTCGGGGTCTCGGCCAGTTCACCACTACGACCGGCAAGGCTTACGGTCTGGAAACCGACGAGGACTTTTTCGATCCTGAGAAGTCCATCGACGCTGCTGCACGTCACCTGAAGGACAACCTTACGGCGTCCAATGGCGACTACCTTGAAGCTGCCCTTCTATACAACCAAGGAGGTGGCCGTCTCGGTCGCCCTCAGATCGCTGCGCTGAAGGAAGGTAAGCTGGACCAGATCAGTGAAGAAGGTCGCAAGTACATGGCCAACCTTCAGGACGTGGCCGGTGATAGTCCGTTCAAGGTTATGCTTCAAGGCCCAGGCCACGGCGTGAGCAATCCGGGTATTACCCCAAAGTCTGACGCTGTGTCATTTGCACAGGCGACTGACGGCGTGACCAGTTCCCTGAAGACACAGCGGGGCGCTACACCACAACTGGGCGACATGGCGGTCAAAGGTTCCGCTGTGGAGCCTACACGCCAGACCTTCGCTGAGTTCCAAGACATCACCAAGAAGGCACCTCAGGGCTGGTTCGAGGGCACCGGTAAGGCTGTTGAAGCTGAGCTGGCAACATCGACACTGGGCCAGTTGTTCCGCAACGTGACCATGGAAACTGTGGACCCGATGGAAGGTTACGAGACCCATGACACTTCAGCATGGGGCGACGACGAGTTCGACAAGATCCGTAAGGCCGGGGTCAACTCCCAGTTCTACAACTTCCTGTTCGACCAAACTCGCGGTGACAAAGGGAGACTGGACAGTGCCATTAAGATGGCCCTTGAGAACCAGAAGTACCAACAGCAAACCCGTGGGGCTTCAGGGTCCGCTCAGGTCCTTGCAGGCTTCATTGGTGCTGGTGCAGATCCATTCACCTACATGCCCCTTCCGGGCGTTACAGGGACCAAGCTGTTCTCAAAGGTTCTACAAGGTGCAGCGGGTGCCGGTGTGGCCTCTATGGCATCTGAAGGTCTCCGTGAAGCATCAACGGGTATGGAAGCCCATTACGGGACCGCTCTGGTTGGTGGTGCCCTTGTGGGCGGTGGGTTGACCGCTCTGGTTGATCGTATCGCTGCCCGTGCTGTTCCTAACCAGCGTCTTGATATGTGGGACGGTGACTTGGAGAAGTACCTTGCGATGCACAATGAGGGCGCTCTACCTAACGAGTTCCACGGTCCGAGTGTCCGTTTGGAATCCCGTGAGACTGCCCGTCAAGGTGGCTTCGAGGACCCAACCAAGATGCACTGGCAGGCGCATGAGAAAGTAGAGAGCCTTCATGGTATCGACTTCGTGCGTGTACCGGGTGAGCCGGGTGCTGTACGTCTGGCTGACGGTTCGATCCTGTCTGACGGTAACCCTCTGAACCCTCTGACAATTCAGTCCTTCAAGGACGCTGAGAGGGCAGCACAGGGTGTCTCGATGGGTGGCTTTACGGAGATCGGCTACACGCTGACTCGCTCCGAGAACGAAGAGATCCGGGGTATTGGTGCCCAGTTGTTCCGATCCACCACAGGCACCGAGTCTGGTTCCCATGGCAAGTTTGGAGCAGTAGCGTCTGACATCGTTGAACGTATAGGAGGTCAAGACCATGTAACATACAACACGGTAGTAGACGCAATGCACGAAGCCATTAAGGACGTTCGTTATGCGAACATGCCCGGTGGCCGTCAAGCGCACTTCGATGAACTTGGCCGCCGCGTTGTGAACGCCCTTGAGGACCGTAGTGGTGCTGCACTGAAGAACCTTACCTCCGCTGAGAGGGTATTGGCGGATCACCTCAACGGGCACTTCACAGGCAAGATGGACATGCTTCAGAACCCTGCACAGTTCGGTAACCCACGGGCCACTTCGGTCCTTAGCGGTTCCCGTCATGAGGGCTTCTACTTTCCACACGTCTATGATGACGCTGCCAAGAACTTGGTATTGAAGGCGTTGCTCGGTGACAAGGAGGCATTCCAGCAGGCAATCGCGCAATCCATGCTGACGACTTATGGGAGACCACACGTCAAGGCGCGGGTAGACGCGATGATCGCTGAAGCCAATCCGGGTAAGAAGCTGACCCCGCACCAACTTGCTGACGCGGTTGAAGAGTACGCCCGTAACAAGGCATACGGTATCAGCCACACTCAAGACTTCAATCGGAGCCACTTGGTAGACGATCAGGTCACTGGATTAGTCGGTGCTGAGAACAACAACTTCCTCGAAGGTCGTCACCTGTTTGAATCCGATGGAGAGGTAACCCTCCCGAATGGCGACACCTTCAGCCTGAATGATCTACGCAGCTACGACGTACAATCCATCATGCCCTCGTATGACCGTCGTGTGAACGGTGACATCGGGATCATGGGTGCCACTGGGGAGACCACTGAGGCTCTTAAGGATCGCATCACGGCCCTTGGTGTTGGCATGGAGAACAAGAAGGAATACAAGGCGCTGCAAGATGGCCTGAAGATCCTGACTGGCCGTGCCCGCCGTGACCCTGATGGTGTCTTCGCAACGCTTGCCCGCTCTCTGAGTGACCTGTCGTTCCTCGCAAAGAACGCCTACATGGGTATCCAAGGGATCACAGAGACTGCCGCACTGGTCACCAAGGGCCACACGAGGATGCTGCTGAAGGGTGTTCCATTCTTCAAGGAGATCGCAACGATGGGTTCCAAGGCGTCCCCTAAGTTCCTCGATGACATGCACGGTCTGGTGTTCGGTCGGGAGCTGGATGACCTGATCCGCCCAAAGCGTTCAGACATTATCATGCGCCTTCGGGATAACGCAGATGCTCCCCCAATGGTCGCCAAGGCTGTGGGAACTCTGAAGTACATGACCCAAGAGGCTTCGGCTCGATGGCCCCTGACGAAGTTCCTCACCGAGTCCTCCAACTACATCGCAGACGTTGGCCGTCAAGGCATCCTTCGGGAGCTGGTAGACTTCGCCCATGGTTCCCCAACCAAGATGGGTAAGAAGCTGTTCGACCAGCAACGGCTGAAATCAATGTCCCTGACCCCTGAGCAATTCGAGGGTATACAGGATCTGGTGCGTGAAGCTACTGTGGTCCGTAACGGTAAGTTGGAGATCGTGAAGCCGGAGTTGTTCAAGTCAGACCCAAGGTCGATGGACATCTGGCGTCTCGGTGACAAGATCGCTGACGAGACCATCCTACGCCCACACAAGCTATCCTCGCAGGACACTGTGGCGCACGGTGCTGGTATCAAGCTGGCGATGCAATTCAAGAGCTTCAATATGCGCTCCGTGAACGCTCGGACAGTTCGGGGCTACCACGACGCAACCAAGAACGGTCGAGCAGTTGACCAAGTGATGCAGGCTATCCTGTCCACTGGTATGGCTGGTGCAATGTTCGCTGCAATGGCGTATACCCGTTCCGTAGGGATGCCCGATAAGGACCGCGAGAAGTACCTCAAGGACGCTCTCAACCCAACCATGCTGGCATACGCGGCGTTGTCCCGTGGTTCCCATATCGGTGCCCCTTTGGGTCTCGCTAACATGATCATGGCTCCACTGGGTCACGATCAGGCTCGTATGGTGCGTACCTCGATCACTCCACGGCCTAAGGCTGAGAAGCAGTCGGGTGCGATCAAGTACGGTGCCTCTAAGGATGGCCGTGTGCAGGACTTCATGTCTGGCGTTCTGGACCAAGTACCGGGCGCCTCTTGGGCACTCTCTGCTGGACAGGCTGGGCACTCTCTGGCTGGCTTGGCGGGATCTAACGGTCGCCGTCAGGACCAAGAGTACATGACCAGTCTCTACAACGGGCTCCGTGGGATCATCCCTAACGACCCGGCCTCTCAGTTCCTCCTGATGAAGATCATGGAAGAGCAGGGTATCGAAGCACGGTAAAACCACTCACCTATACCGGGAGGCTTGCACAGCTCCCCTTTCTTTAAGGAGACCTCTATGGCACTCGCCCCAAAGACTGTCTTGACGTATCCGCTTGACGGTGCGAATCGAGACTTCACGATCCCCTTTGAGTACCTTGCGCGGAAGTTCGTGCAGGTCACGCTCGTCGGTAAGGATCGGACCATCTTGACCCTCAACATCGACTATCGGTTCACTCAACGGACCATCATCACGACTACCAAACCATGGGGTCCTGCTGATGGCTACGAGCGTATCGAGATTCGACGCTACACCTCAGCGACAGAACGTCTGGTAGACTTCAGTGACGGTTCGATCCTTCGAGCCTACGACCTGAACACCTCTCAGGTTCAATCGCTCCACATCGCCGAGGAAGGCCGTGACGTTGCATCCGATACCATCGGCGTGAACAATGACGGTGACCTTGATGCTCGTGGCCGCAAGATCGTGAACTTGGCTGATGCTGTGTCCGATGGTGACGCTGTGACCCTCCGTCAGGAGAAGGCATGGAGTAACTCGGCACTGAGCCAAGCCAATCGCTCTGAGCAGATGGCGAGCGCTGCACATGGCTCCCGTATTGCCGCTGATGATGCTGCTCGGCGAGCTAACGGATCTGCTGTGGCCTCGTATCGGGATGCTGAGCGAGCCAAGCGATGGGCCGAGGAAGTATCCGGCGTGGAGATTGAGCCGGGTCAGTGGTCTTCCAAGGCGTGGGCTCTCACCTCTGGACAGTACGCTGGTCAGTCACAGGCTGCACAGGCTGCTTCACAGACATCGGCTGAGCGGTCAAATACATCGGCTGTAGCTTCGTATCAGGACGCCAACCGCTCCACTGCGGCTGCTGACCGCTCTGCTGCGGCTGCTGGACAGGCGCTTGCTCAGGCAAACCGGGCTGAGGCTGAAGCGAACAAGCTGGGCAACGCCAACGCCTTCATGGAAACCATTTGGTCTGTCGAGCCGAGTAAGAAGGTGATCTTCAAGGGTCCCCAACACATCGTTGCGAACCTCTTCGTGCAGCAGTATGGCACCGAGCTTGCTGACAGCAAGTATGGCTACATGGGCTACTACGGCGGTGGCCTTATGGTCTTAGGTAATAGCCAAGGCGGTGACCTGATAAAGATCACAGTGGACGGCACTATGTCCGCTAAAGGTGGTTTTGAATCTGGTGGTGTCCTTAAGACAACCAGCGGGATCGTCACTTCTGTGGCTGCGGGTACTTCCCACTTCGTCCTTCAGGGGACCAATGGTGTCAACCGTGGGATGGTCTTTTCGGGGGATGACCGGATTGTACGTCTGGGGGCCGCTGACGGTGCGGTCCACTTCGCGGTACATCCTAACGGGCGCTCCGTGCTTCCCGGTCCGGTGGACTTTAAGGGGTCCTCTTCGTACATCCCAACGGACTGTAACCTCGTGTCGTCCATCTTCCATGGCGGCAACCTCCGTGAACACCTTGCTCGACTCGAACTGGCCTCTACGGTCTACCGTGACGAGCGTGTTGTGCTGTGGCAGGGCACCCCGTGGGGCATCGGCGCGACCATTGTGCTGAACTCGGATGTTCGTAACTTCCAGTCGTTTGCGAGCCACTGGAATTCCGTACTGACCGGCACAGTGTGTACCCTAACAGGACTCCGTGAGCTGACCACGTTCCCTTTCGGGACGGTCATGTACATGGGCACTGACAACGGTGTGTACTATCAGGTCAAGTTCAACGACCTTGGCGACGGTACATACCGATCCATCACAATGGTTGGAGCCGGTACTGGTGCAACTGCCCTTCCAGTAATCTACGGCTTCCGCCGCAAAGTATAAGGAGGTCCCATGGATACCAACGAGGGGGTCGTTAAGGCGATCCCTATCGTCGGCGCAATTGGCGCTGACACCATTGCCACGTTAAAGGGACTGTCCCTAAACGAGCTGTTCTACATCGTGACCATCGTCTACACACTCGTGCAGATGTTCTTGGTTATTTGGAAAACTGTGCGTGAAGAGCGCCGCAAAGATAAGGAGTGACCCTATGGCAAAACGAAATGCTCTTGAGGTCCTGCTGGAACTCATTGATACCGAAATGGCGCGACAGCTCCTGATCGACCTTCGTGATGACGCAGTACGGACCCCTCAGTTGTACAGCGCAGTAAACCGTTTCCTTGATCGACACAACTTCAAGCTCTCCAGCCTGATGGTCGAAGAGGGTGACCTCGGTGAACTGCAAGCGGCCCTCGATGCTTTCCAGAAAATGGAACTCGAAGACCTCGACTCGACGCAGCGTCACTGATGCGTAGCACGGCCCTTAAGATCCTGTTGGTTCTCGGGGCCGTCCTTGCGTTCGGTTGGTTCGCTCGTGAGGACGGTAAAGACGTCGCTACATTAAAATGTGCTGGGGAACACTCCAGCGAACTTCTCAGAATTCAAGGAGAGCGCGATGAAATCCAAGCAAAACTCAACTCCACAGCCAAAGCGTGGGCTGAAGATCAGGCGCGGTCTAAGAGCATTGCCTCAGGCACTGTTGATCGTCTTGCTCAGTCTGATGTACGGTTGCGCGTCAAACTCGCAGACGCCACCATCGAAGCCGTCCAAGGCTACAATCGAGGCAAGTCTGATGGTCGAGCCGAACTACACAGAGAGACTTCTGAAGCTCTTATCGGAATAACGCAGGACGCAGACCGACACGTTAAGGCCCTGCAAGAGTCCCTGAAGGAGGTGACCCAATGACCCGATTTGAACTCTTTGTGTTCGACGCCTGTGTGTTCGGTGGGTGGGCTATGTGCCTACTGTTCGTCTATCTGGAGGTGACCCAATGAGAGAACCCAAGGTAGACTCCAAGCACATCAAGATGCTTAAGGGGTCCTTCGTGGCCTTCCTGTTCGTCTTGTGGGCTGCACTGAACCTCCCTGTCCCTACTAAGCAACAGATCAGCATGTCCAAGAAGTTGGCTGCTGGTGACTCGCGCCGATTCATCCTTCAAGCCTTTCGGGGTATCGGGAAGTCCTTCATCACCTGTGCCTTCGTGGTATGGAAGCTGTGGAACAACCCCGACCTGAAGATCATGATCGTGTCCGCGAACAAAGACCGTGCGGATGCTAACAGCGTCTTCATCAAGCGGATCATCGACCTCCTACCGTTCCTTCATGAGCTGAAGCCTCGGGCTGGTCAGCGTGATAGCTCCCTGTCCTTTGACGTGGGTCCTGCTCGTCCTGACCACAGCCCCTCGGTGAAGTCCGTGGGTGTTACTGGTGGTATGACTGGTAGCCGTGCTGACATCCTCATTGCGGATGACGTTGAGGTTCCCGGTAACTCTGGCACACAGTCCGCAAGGGATCACCTTGGCGAGCTGGTAAAGGAGTTCGATGCGATCCTGAAGCCTGACGGCACGATCATCTACTTGGGAACCCCACAGACCGAAATGACCCTTTACCGGGAACTTGAGGACCGTGGCTACTCGACGACGATCTGGCCTGCACGATACCCTCGGGACGTGGCTGACCTTGAGTCCTACTGGCACACCAAGGGCAAGCGTTCGCGACTTGACCCTACCATGCTCAAAGAGCTGGAAGACGACGAGAAGCTGTTCTGGAAGCCTACAGACCCTATTCGATTCGATGATGAAGACTTGCGTGAGCGAGAACTCTCATATGGCAAGGGTGGCTTCGCTCTACAGTTCATGCTCAACCCGAACCTTAGCGACATCGAGAAGTACCCGTTGAAGCTGCGTGATTGGATCGTAGCGGCCCTCGACATGGAGTCCGCACCGACTACTTGGCAGTGGCTCCCGAACGACCGTAACGAAGCCAAGGGGCTCCCTCTGGTGGGCCTTAAGGGTGATCGGTTCCATCGCTATGAAGCGTGTGGCACAACGGTGGCGAAGTATGACCAGAAGATCCTCGTGATCGACCCAAGTGGCCGAGGCAAGGACGAGACTGGCTACTGCGTGCTGTACCAGTTGAACGGCTACATCTTCCTGATGGAGTGGGGCGGCTTCCGTGGTGGCTACGAGGACACAACCCTCGAAGCTCTGGCGAAGGTCGGCAAGAAGCACAAGGTGAACGAGGTGGTTATCGAGGGCAACTTCGGTGACGGTATGTACACCAAGCTGTTCAGCCCTGTGATGACCCGTATCCACCGTTGCGCTGTCACTGAGGTGAAGTCCAAGGGTCAGAAAGAAATGCGTATCTGCGATGTGCTGGAGCCTGTACTGGGCAGCCACAAGCTGATCGTCCATGAGTCTGTCATTGAGACCGACTACAGGACCGCTCTGAACGCTGATGGTACGACCGATGTGGTCTACAGTGGATTCCACCAGTTGACCCGACTGACCAAGGAACGTGGCTCACTGGGCCATGATGACCGACTCGATGCTCTTGCCATTGGTGTGCAGTTCTTTACTGACTCCATGGAGAAGGACAGCGAGAAGGGTGCCGAGGAAATGCTGGCTGGTTTCCTTGAGGATCACCTTGAGAACCACATGGTCGGCTTCGAGCAAGCCCGTGAAATCTCCCTCGGTGACGGGGTGAGCATCCAATGGGACGACGATGACGGCTCTGAAGGAAACTTCATGTCTGGATGGTAATCTGCACGTTAGCAGCACGTTCGACGAAGATTTAAAAACCCTCACCTATAGAGGGATAGGGGGGTCCTATATGATACTTAATGATCTTACTTAAAGGTTACCTCAGCACATTCTGAGAACTTGAGAATCATAGGTATCTGAGGACCCTTCACCCTCTACTCATTGATTGGTGTTTATTGCTGATAAGCAACACCCAACACAAAGGAGAGACACAATGACCAAGAAAGCTACTGCTACCTTCGTGGCCGTACTGGTCAGCCTCCTGAAGCATCGTGCGACCTATCGGTTCCTCGCTGTCTTGCTGGTAGCCCTCGGCGTTGCTAACGGGGAAGCCATCATGACTGGGGTCGAGACTGTCGCGTGTGCCTATCTTGGCTGCATCGGCTAACGCCCGCCGTACAGGATCATTCCGGGTCTGCTTATGATCAATCCTTCAAGGATATTCTTCAAGGGACCTTTACAGGGTCATCAAGTATCCTTTAGGATGCACACCCATCAAGGTTCCTTCAAGGGTCCCTTCAAGAATATACCATAAATTTTCCTACAGGGACCTCTCATAGACTAACCCACCGAGTACCCCCGTGGCCCCTCTTCAAGGCCCTAAGGCCCATGGGGAACCCCTAAAGGGGATCATTCCGGTTCTCTTTGAGGGACAGGCCAAAGGCCCTACAGGGTTCCCTTAAGGGGATCATGGTGGGATCATTGTGGTTACCTCATGGTTGGTTGGTGTGGGGATCATTATGGGGGCCTTAAGGGGACATGTCAAGACCTTTACGTCTCCTTGCCCTA